ATCAGGAAGATCGCGCGCGTCGGTGCCCGCGAATCCTTCGAGATGCGGAGTCCGTCGTGCTCGATGATGGTGTGACCGCCTTCGAGTTTGGTGGCTGGCACGAACCGCTGCGCCGGCACCAACAGCGCCTCGTAGTCGCGGACCATTTCCGTGGAGCAGATGAACAGGTTCGACTCCTCGTCGTCCGTCCGCTTGTAGATCGCATCGCGGAGGGTACGAATCGCGGCGAGCGAGAGCGTCGCGTTGATGTTGAGGACGTTCCCTTCCCACTGCGGCCACTTGGCGCGGTCGATGCCGTGGTAGACCGTGGACGGCAAGCCGTTCGTGGTCATGAACGCGGCCGTCGCGCCGGCGATCAGAATCCCCTCGATCTCCATGTTGGCTGATCCCAGAGTCGTGATGTTGGTGTTGTCCGCGACGTTGCTCGCGAGCGGCGGCAAGAAGGTGAAGCTGGTCGCGCCGACCGTCTGCACGACATAGCCCAACCCGCCGTTATCCTCGGTCCCGAATTGCAGCGTCATGCCCTGCTGGATCAGGAACGTGGTGTTGGTGGAGAGCGAGCCCCAGAGCACGCCATACGGCGAGTCCACCGTGACCGTGGTGGTCCCGGCCAAGATCGCGCCATTGACGATGTTCATGATGCCTTGGCCATCGCCCCAGCACTGACGCCCGGTGAACAACTTGATCCCTTCCATCGCGTCCTTCACGAGCTGCGTGCCGAACTTGACGAAGGCGTTGGCGTTCGAGAACTCCTCGGCCTGTCCGGTAATCAGGACCGGGGCGTAGTTGTACTTCGCCCGGATCGTCATGTCCTGGTACATCCCGGCGCCGTAGGGGGGCATCTGCGCGCCTTCGGCGCGTGCGCCCTGCCCCACGCTGAACCCGACTTTCACCGGGGCCAGCCGTTCACGGCCGGAGAGGCGACCGTCGCGCCGCAACTTGTCGCGGAACGGGGTCGAAATGTTGACCGCGCTGATAATCCCCTTCTGCACGTACTGCTCTTGCAGGAGGGCATCCCAGTCAGCGTTTGATGCAATGAATGTCATGGAATCCTCAAGAAATAGTGAAGCAGGGCCTTAGCGGTGCATGGCGTTGATCCGGCGCGCGGCCTGTTCGATGAACTCGGCCTCGTTCGCGGGTTCGCGCTCCCCACCCGGCGCGGGCGATTTTCCACGCCCCGGTGTCACCTTGAGCCCTGCGGTTTTGCGGTCTTTGACTTTGTCCTCGACGTACTGTCCGGCCTTGTCGCGGGTGACTTGGCGCTGCGTTGCCTTGAAGGCTTTCGCCTTGCTCGCCACAATCGCGTCGATCTCGGCCCGCGTGACTTTCTGGCCTGCGGGCTTCGAGATGATGAGCGCCCCAACGGCATCCGCGATGCCGAGTTCAGCGGGTACCCCAGCCTTCTGGGCCGCCTCTTCGGTGTATCGCTCGACCGCCTGCTCGTACTTGGCCTGCTGTTCGGCGGTCGTGATCGTCGTGCGTTCCTTGGTGAGCGCGTCTTCGCGGGCCCGTTCGACCACGATCCCGTGCGCTTTCTTGGCCGTGTCGCTCTCGCCAATCTCGTCGATCTTGGCGTTGATCTTCACGCCGACCTCGGGATGCTTGTAGAGGATGTCCAGAATGGCGTCAACGGGGTTGTCGCGGAGGAAGTTGAGCTGCGCCTTGAGTTCCACTTCCGATTTCCGATACGCGCGCGCTTCCATCATCGCCCGGGTGAAGGCCCCATCCATATGCTTGACCTTTTGTGCCACTTGAGCGCGTACTTCCTTGGGCAAGGAGTCGAGGTCGATCTTGGCTCCATGCTTTTCGAGTGAGGTCGCAAACTCGGGGTCGAACTCGGCCGTGGTGTCCCCAGGCTCAAGTTCCTCGGTGTCCGAATCCTCGTCCTCGTCCGTGGGCTCGTCGCCCAACGGCTCCTCGTCGTCGTCCTTCGGTTCAGGCTCCTCGTCGTCAGGTGTGGCCTCGACCTTCGGACGGGTCGTATCCTTTTCCAACTTGTCAGCAAACGACGCCTCAAACGCCAACTGGTCGGCGGCGGCTTTGTCGTTCTCGGTTTCGATGGTCCCTATTTCGTCTCTGGCGTCCATGGGTAGGCTCCTCTCGGTGTGGCCTAGGGGTTAACTGGCTTGTGCACCAGCCGCCGCGCCATTACTGAGTTGCAGGTTGGGCGGCCCACCACCCGGAGGAGCGCCTTGCGGTGGCGTCTGCGCGGTTTCCTGATCGCCACCAGCCGTGGTCGGCATCGGGGCTCCTTGTGCGTTCGCGAGTTGTTCCGCGATCTGATCGACCGCCTGAATGGTTTCCTTCATGTGCTGCACAAACGCGGCTTGCGCTTGCGGCTTCCACTTCAAGTACCGGGCGTAATCCCGCTTCATAAATCGATAGTGTTCTTCGAGATGAATGGCGTGCGCCTGCCAGAAGGCGATCTGTGGGAGTTCCAACACGCCTGCCTCGGGGTCATACGCGCCGAACATCGCGTGTTCCCGCTGCGTCTCCACGATATTGTCATCCCCTTCCGAGGAGAACGACGCGAGCCCGGCAGCGCCCACATCCATGATGTGGGCCAGCTTCTCGGCATCGACTGATCCATCGGGCTTCGTCACCAGTCCCGGCAGCTTCGTAATCATGTCCATCCGCGTATCCTGCTGCGCGGACTTGCTCCACGGGAAACTCGACCCGACTTGCACGCGCACGTTCAGGCCATCGGAGAGATTGGAACCGTCGAAACTCTGCACTTCCCATTGCCCGCGTTCGCCATGGATCTCCATTTTCCGCTTCTCGCGGTAGTGGGTCTGCGCGAGTTTCAAGCAGCGGCGACCGAGTTCTTCCAAGCAATGCTCCAAGGCGTCCAAATCCGGTGAGATCACGGAATCGGTGACTTCTTGCGCGGCCAAGATGGAGCGACCGGACGGGTTGCCCTGCGCTTTCTGCGACAGTTCGATGTCGGAGAGCGACAGCACCGTCCGCACCTTCCCCATGATGACTTCGCGCTCTTGATAGATCGCTTCTGGCAACGGTTTGATCTCGACCTGCATCGGCGGCTTGCCCAACGCCATGCCTTTGGAGACGAGAATCTGGCCAGGATCGGAGTTGATCTTTAAGCCCGCGTCCTCGGGATGCACCACCCACTTACCGCCCATCGCCATGACCGCTTCATGCTCTAATATCTTGGCATCGACGGTGTTGTACTGCTCATTCAATCCCACGGCCTGACTGAGCGGGCCGATGTTCTGCGGCTGACCGGGGATCGGCGTGGAGCAATGCGGCACCAGCGGGGGCCAGAAGCCATTCGGTAGTGGGCTCTCGCCGTTCGGATAGTCGGGATCGCCTTCGACCGGCCACACTTTCTTCAGGCCAATCGTGATCCAATGGCGACCGTTCGGATACTTGAGCGGCTCTTTCCGCGTGTAGTACTCAATCACCAAGCAGCGGGCTCCGATGGCGGTGTCCTGGCTCGCCCCGATCTGCCCACCCCACGCCATCGAGGGGCCATTCCAGCCCGGTCCCGACGCCGCCGAACTAATCAAATCGGCGTACATCTGCCGCTCGCCGTCGTCCGTCCCGAGGTCCAACTCGTTTTCTCTGAGCTCGAAGTGCGTGAGGGCGTCGTGCTTGGGCCACAAGGTCGCCACGAACATCTCGTCGGCGTCGTCGGGCGTTTCGGCGTCGGGATTCAACCGCACACAGAGCGGGTCCACGACATCGAGGGCTATTTCCCCTTCCGGCACCATCGCCGGCTCGGCGTCGAAGTCGATCTGGCCATCCTCGCCCATGATCGGCTCGCCCTGATCGTCCATCGGCACCGGCACGTCGATAGTTTCCCCAGCGTCCGCGAGTTCCGGGTCCGGGTGCGGCATCTCTTTCAACGTCGTCAGCGGGACTAACTGGCCCGCTTCGGGATCCCAATGCACGCGGTAAAACACGGTCCCGGTACAGAGGAACCAGCCCACGCCGGCGCGAACTTTCTGCGGGAACTTGAGTAGCCGCCAGAGGTGTTCTAAGAGCGCTCCGCCGAGTTGGGCGGATTCCCTGGCATCCGAATCGCCGGACGGCGGGACGACTTCTAGCGTCGGCTTCTGCTTGGTGAGCTTGTTGGCGAGCGTCCGGTAGATCGCGTAGACGATGTTCGTCACCGG